TTAAATTATCTATGCTTTGCGGTTCAGAAAATCCTGACATCAGATATTTGTGTTCAAGCTCAACCAAAGTGAATATATCGTATATCGGGCTATAAACTAAAATGTAATAATAATTAGGCGATGATACAGGCCTAATGCTCCAGAAAATCAGCTTATTTTCTCTGTCATAAATCCCTTTTACAGATAACGGGTTTGAAGAATCTGCCATTCTTATAGCGGTTTCTTTGACACGGCCCACGCTGATGTCCTGAAGCCCGCTATCAGAAAGTCTGTAAATCCCATCTGAAGCACAGAAATATATCGCGTCGCCCAAACTTACCAGGCTCTTTGGATAGTATAAGCCTATGTTTTTTATGGCATTGGGATAGAAAAAATATGTATATATTCCCCCGCTATATTCACCCAGCGTGATAGACTTTTCGGTAAAAATCGCTATCTTATTGCCATATTGAGCAATGCCGTTAATCTCGCCCTCTATATCAGGAAAATCCTGAAAATCAGCTCCAGTAGTAAGATTTTCAGCCCAATTAAATATATTTTCTCTTGCAGACCATCTTATTCTTTTCGGATAAGCAGTAGAGCCTTCATAGATATTGGCTGCGATTAAATGGCCCTTAAAGAATAGCAAATACTTACACTGCGGAGCTTCAGTAGAAAGCTGCTGAAAGCCTGCCTGTTCATTTACCAAATCAAGATACATTATAGGATCTGAATAATTTGTCGCTATTAAATAATCACCATAGCTAATTGCCGAAACATAATCTGGTTCACTGGTGAATATCGGAAATTCGGTAATTCCGTTTTTGCTAAACTTATAAGCCTTCTTACCAGCAAACAAAAAATTTCGTCTTATTAGGTCTGAACCTTCAATGGAAATAGCGTTATATGGAGTGTCCGCAATAATGTTCGGTAAAAATGCTTTTAGCCCATTTATAGATCGATAGCCACCGATACTTGGAAGGATATTTTTTGCTGTATAAAGCCCGCCAACACCAGCAATCTCGGTCGGCTTTAAGTCAGGCAGCCAGCCTTTGGAAATATCTAATTCCACTTTACAGCCCCCTTATACATCTACGCCTCTCCTTATGACCAGTGGATATGGGAATTCTTTATCAACATCTGCCCTTATAAGTCCAAGCAGGGCTTCGTTATAGAAAGCTCGCCAGACTTCCAGACGTGAATCGTTCATAAGAAATGGCTCTGCCTGTAATAGCGAGCCGTAGAGTAATAAGGGGATTGCCCTGTCTATCAAAAAATGTGAGTCCCCGTCATTTTCTAACGCTTTAGAAAAAGCATAATAACGGAGTTTATATTTTAGTTTGCCGTCTTCAAATTGTGGATATAACTTAATATCGCTCTTGTCCACAAAAAAATAGATAAAATCTTTATAGGTGGTGTCGTTTGTCTGGACATCTGGCCCAGCTATCAGTTTATCATAATAATACTGACTATCAATAGGATAAGTAGTGTAATAGTCATTTTCGTCATCAGCCTTATAAATAAGCAGCCTTGATACCGCCTTGAAATCAGTTGGCTGGGTTATAGCACTGCTCACCACATTGCCAGAGGTCTCTTTCAACATGTAGTTGAAATTGTATTGCTTTTCTAATAGCGTAATGGCAGCATTGACAAAACCATCTAAATAGCTATCAAGGTCATCTCGGTTAAGATAGCCCTTTAGCCAGGACTTAAACGCCCCATAATTCATTCATGTATCCTTTTGTGAAGAAATAAAGCATTTTTAGAGTTAAAATCCTTCCCGCAAACCTCGCAGACAAACTTTCCCTCTTCATTTTGCTGAATTTCAGGTGCTTTAACTTCTTCTACCTTTGTCATCGGCTCTAATACTTTGACCATATACCGGTATATTTTTTCTTCACTGATAACGCCATTAATTTTTCTGGTCTTAATTATAACAGAGCTATTCAGGACATTTATGGCTTCTTCTGGAAGGTCCACCACCTCACCGCATTTTCCACGATAGAACTCGCCGTTAACCCCACAAAAGAATTCGCTTTCAACTCCTGGTTCAGTAGCACGGTTTTCCAGGTTATAAACTATACATTTCATGTTTTCCTCCTCAATTTATTCGGGTCTGGGGGAGGGGAAGGGGGTTTCCCTCCCCCTTTACCCGTTTACCTGCTCATTATTCAGAGCAAGCACACTCAATTCTCAACATAAAGCTATCATTGAGAATCTTGGCCGTAGTCCAGGCTTTCCAGCCAGAAGTCGCCCTCTGGTCAAGCGGGTCAGCACTACCAGCAGAACCAAAAGGCTTCACGATGAACTTCAGTCCTTCGCCCTGGAGGTCAGTAATGCCGTAAGCGTTCTGACCCAGAATAAGAATACAATAGACATCTTCTTTAGATCCGCTGGTGCTGCGGTGACCGTTAACCTTGTTTGCTCCAGCATCAGGCCAATATTTAGCCTGGGTGGAAGAGACGAACCGGATGTTCTCGTAAGCACCGATTTCGCCATCAATAGCAGATTCGGGCTTCGGATACTTCTGGACAGGAATCCAGCCGCTTAAGCTCTTCAGGTCTTTCCACAAGTGCGGGTGAACAATAGCCCAAAAAGCTGCCGGAATTGGCGTGGTATTATGCCTGTCAGTGCCAGCAATGACTGAAGTGAATGGTTTGGCGTTAGCAGCATTCAGAGTAACAATAGCCTTGTCCAGAATAGTAGTGGAAATCAGCGTATTAATAGCCGTTCGTGCAGCGCCATTGGAGTAAATCACATTAGTTCCAGCGACCAGAACATCCCTGTAAATCATATCAAGGCTCTGGCCAGCCTGCTCACCAAGAAGTTCGGCAGCTTCAGTCAGAACAGGCTCAACATTCACCAGGCTTACTTTATCGGTGATGGTCACATAATCACCATATTCAGCGATAGTAGCAGTAATGTCAGTTTTGGAAAGCTGCTGACCATCAGGGGTAGTTCCTTCAGTTAAGGGTGTAGTATTGGGCGTCAAAGCATTATATCTTCGGAACTTAATCGTGTCAGAGTTATTTTTAGGTAGTGGCCTCCGCTGTCCGAATTTGTCGTGAACTAGAAGAGGCAAAGCTCTTTCAAGCAACAACCTATCATAAAATTCGGACACAGCAGAAGGGATTTGAGTGGTAGTAGTAACATTAGGCATTGTTTACCTCACTTATTGAATTTTACTTTGTTAACAAGCCTGTCAAATTCATCCTTTGATAATTTCCAAACAGAAGAACGACTGCCCAGCATATTTTCCGACTCGCCAACCGAACTCGTCCCTGGCTTTAATATTTTTGGCGGGTTCTGTTTGACCTCTTTCCGCTGAATCATCTTGTCCATATTAGACAGCTTAAAAGCACGATTAACAGCCAGGGTGAGCTTTGCAGCCAAAGGCCCAGTTATTGACGGGTCTGTAAGAGCTGTAATTTCTTCTTCGGAAAGCCCCAGCTTTTTGATGGCAAATTCTGTAAGCAGTGGTGCTTTCTGCTCAATGTCCGGGATTTCTTGCCTGACCAGGTTGTAAACATCGCTAATCTGCTTTTCTACCTGTGTGGTTTCCTTCAGCCGTTTTATTTCCCGTTCTATCAGGCTGGATTTTAGAGCCAAAAGCGAGGTCGCCCTGTCAAAATCGCCCTCTTCTTTTGCTTTGATGATTTCCTGGTCAAGATAGCTCGTGATTCCTTCAGGGTCTCTCTCATAGGCTTCATAGATGTCTTTCGGCTTGCTTTCAGCCCTCCTTGAAGCCAGTTGCTGGGTCTTTCTGGTGTAGTCAGCCTGAAACCTCTTGTAATAGGTCAGGGCAGCCTTGTAAACAGGTAGAAGCTCACTGGGCACTCGTTCAGGCTCTACAGATAATGGGTCGGACTCAAGCAGGGCCTCTAACTCTGCTTTGCTGTAAAAATCGGATTCTTCGGATTGAGATTGCTCATTTCCGAACTCCGTTGCCCCCTGCGTAGCACTCCCGTCTGGGTTGGTGTCATCAGGCGGCACAATTAAATTATCCAGCAGATTTTGATGAGCTTCCTGCTCGTCCATTTCATTTGATAATTTTTCTTGCACCATATTCACCTCTTTCTTTTAATTAGCTGTTTTTTTTGACTTCATCTTCTGCCTGGGCTATGTAATTTTCAACCCTGTGTTCTATCTTATCAAGCAACAACAGGGTTAAATATACATACTCCCTCGTATCCTTGTCATTAAGGTTTGAACCCTTAAAAATATTAAATAAATCAGTTCGTATCTCGGCCAGAATCTCTTTGAGCAACGGGTTGTCCCGAAGTTGCATCGCATAGCTGCCATAAATCATCCTCTTGTTCAGCTCTGATATATAAACTTCATCTGGCATAGAAGCATTAACTTTAAGCCTTTTGGGCTTATTTCCTTTTCCTTCTGAAAGTCCAAATATCTTATCAATAAGTTTCATGGGTAATACCCCCTGCCTTCTGGTATGGTTCTCGGATTAACAGGTTGCTCTGGCTGTGCTGCCTGTGCTGGAGCTTCAGCACCAAGCTGTTGCTGCGTCATAGCAGCCTGAATTTGCTGCTGAAGATGGATCATAGGCACTCCAGCCAGACTTAAGGTTTCCATCAGAAATTGGCCGAGTTGCGGGTTCTGCTGGATTAGTGGCATGGCCACCTGGAACAGCTGAAGCAGTCTCTGCGGGACTTGTGGGTCAGTGATGTAATCGCCGGTGTTCTTCATGCCCATAGCGTCCAGCATTTGCTTCATAAGGTTATAGACATTCTGGGCGTTAACTACAGGCACTCCAGCCCTGAAAAGCTGGCTGTAAATCCCAAGCAGCTGCTGGTCTTGAACGATGATGCTCTGCTTATCTGGAACTCCAAGACCGACATTAACGCTTATATCAAACTTACCGACAAGATTATCTGGGTTGATTTCTATCCATTCGTTAAGGTAACGGATTGCGGTCTTCTTTTTCAAAAATTTTATGTTCATGTCAATGATGTCTGAAACCAGCGGTTTTATGCCTATCTCGGCGATAATCCTGGCCATAGACTGAACCCGCTGGCTTGCCAATTGTATCTGTTGCTGAAACCCTCTGGCGGTTCTGTGTTCTACGCTGGCCAAAACTCCCTGATAGCTTCTCGGAACTCCGCTGTGATAATCCCGCTCCTGCTGTATCATCTCCCAGAACTGGAAGATTTCAGGCGGAATGGGAGCTTTCTCCTCTGGCATTACCGCAATCCTGGGGTCGCCGTGAACCCTGATGGCTGCATTGGTTACATTAAGATTAAGATAATCAGAAAGGTTCACCCTATCAGCGTCTATAAAATACCTTCGGTAATTGGCCTGATACAGGTTATCTACAATCTGTCTCAAGAGGGCAGTTCGTAGTTTCTGGACTTCCTTTACGAGGTCATACATGCCCTTGCCAATGGCTCTGTGAGTCATCCTTATTGGAGAGATAATCTCAAACGGGGGTCGTCCATATTTGTTATCGTCCTCATAAAGAATGGTATTCTGGCAAATCGTGGCTATCCTGGGGTTTCCTTGCTCGTCTCTGTAATAGCACTCATAAACAATGATTTCATCGGTTATCTTGTCATACCATTGAATAGGTCCAAGGTCAGAAATCCGCTGGGCTGTTACCTGCCCTGCTATATCACTGAAGGTCGTATATGGTCGTTCTGGCGAAATTTCGTCAACAATATTCCCATATATTTGCCTTGCCTTCCACTTCGGAAGCTTAATCTTGTGGTAAATAAAATGAGCATCATCTATGGAACGAGCATCTATCGGCAGACCAAAATCTTCAGGCGGAACTGCTTCAATCACAGGAAATTCATCTATAATCTTGAACCTTGCTTTACAATCATAAGCAAAAACGGGGGGTTTAACCACTTCCCCAGTATCGTCATCGGTAATCCCGGCTTCAACCTGCTTTTCTACATAGCTCAATATTTCTACATTTTCCTGTAAAGAAAGGGCGTTAAATTCTTCTTCTGTTAGGTTCTCATACTCTTTATCTATGTATTTTACCTGCTGTTCCCAGCGGTATTTTATAACGCCGGTCTTAAAAATAAGGCTATCCTTAATCCAATCATGGATAACCAGAAACCAATTATTTCTCTGTTTAAGCTGGTAATTTACCAACAAATCCATCAGCCTGGCTGGTTCTGTGTCTTCAGCAGAAGCTGGCTCAACGCTTACTATCTTATCCTGTCCACAGAATATCTCCAGCATTGCTGGCAACGCCCACTCCACCACATCAGCCAGGTCATTGGTTACCGCCGAACTCCGTCCTTCTATGACCTCTACAATATCTTTTGAGCCGTTATAATAATTTATAGCTTCAACCCGCTCCTGGTTTATCTTTGAATAGCTCTGGAGAATAGTTGAGATGTTCTTTTGGAGAAAACTAATGGTCTCTATCTTATCCATGTTAACCTCATATCGCCGGCTTAACATAAGTTAACGGCTTTTCCCAGACTGACGGGTGGACATAGCTCACTCCAGCAAGAAAGAACCGGTATAGATTTTCCATCATGTCGTCATTTTCTTTTTTCGGCATCCCATCTCCATTATAAACATATCGTTGGATTTCGTATAAATGCCTTTCGCAGTTCTTGAAAAAGAACAGCGTTGGCATCTTATTCGGGCCAGTCAGGGCTGATTTCACGGCCCTTATCCCGCTTGCAATATCTTTACTCGCCACATCCAGTCTAATCCCGTAAGGTCGCAGGTGGTCGCTTATTACCGCAAAGCTATCTCTCACGACTTGCCTGTTCTTCAAGTATTTATTGTCGCCCTTACTCAACGGGTCTATAAAGGCTCTTTCCAGCCTCCAGCCATTTTCCCGCTTCTTATAGGCTATCATGTCGGCCAGTTCTTCTGGGCTGGCATTAGCCCATATCTCGTCTATCACATATACCCTGTTATGCTCATCAACCGCATAGAACCCTACCGCTTGTGGCTTGGAAAGATGAATATCTATCATCGCCACAACAGGGTAGTCCTGTCTTACTCTGAACGGCTCAATTATATGAATATCAGGGTTAAATTCCTTGTAAACCTTTCCGGCAAGCTGAAGCCATCCACCATTTATTCTGGCTACCTTCTCTTCTTCATTTAACGCTCTGGCAAAGACTTCTATGTCTTCTCGCTTCAGATATTTATTTTCGTAAATCGGGATTTCCGTAACGCAACCGATTGCCGGGTCGTTCGCCAGCACTATCTCGTCCAGCACCCATGTCTCATATACAGCAGTAAAGGCCATAATGGCTATCCCGCCCCTATCTATAAGGCCACGCAGATTAGCCAGATATTTATCTCTTGGCGGCGGCTCATCAAAAAATACCACATCGCCGCTCCAGCCTTCGTGCTGCTTTGTATCCTGGATATGAGTCATCATTTCAAGCTGCGAGCCGTTCCGGAAAGTCCATAAGTATTCCGCACCAACATTGTTCTTCTTCGTCTTATAAGTCCCGGCTATGAACCACTCCTTGAATTTTGGCTCTATGGTCTCTTTGATATGGTGTTCCCAGTCCACGCCGACAAATCTCATCCTTATCGGCCGGCCATTATAGATAAATTTCTCACCAGTCCACGGCAGATAACCCATACCCAGGCTATATGCCAGCACGGCCAGAAGGGTTGTCTTCCCTATTCTATTTCCACCCTGTAGAAGAACTCGCTTCTTCCCCTGCTTTATATAGTCTATTACTTTCTGCTGGTAATACAACGGCTGGAAGAACTCAATCTTGTGCGTGTCTCTATATCTCCGCTCCAGTTCTTCTAACTCAAGAAGCTTCTTCTGTGCTTCAAGCAGGTCAAGCTCGTTCCGGATTATGTAATCCTGGGTTTCCCTTTCCCTCACTGCTTTTCTTCCCTCAATAAGGCATAAATCTGGTTTTTAAGTGCCTTTATCGTGTTGCTATACTTCAAAACATCAACTTTTTCGCCTTCATTAAATTTGTCAATGAGCTTGCCAAGATCAACCCCGTCTTCAGCATTAAACTGAAACAAAATCCGACGCTTCTTATCTATTGAAGCGTCAGCCTTCGCCCCGTTCAAAATCAAAAACGCTGCCACATAAACATCATAAGTGCTATACCTGTTATTGATTATCATTTCACTTTACTCTTCCTTTCAGGCAAATTTTTGCCCTTACTACGCTTTAAGTCATATTCTATTTCTTCCATGCTCATTCCAAGCAACGCCCTGGGTTCTAACCCCTGCTTCCTCCTTGCCAGCTCCGCAGCAAAAAGCCGTCGCTGAGCCTCACTCCTTATTACCCCCCTTCGCCCAAGTATCCCAGGCGTCACCCTACCACACCCCCTTACTTAATACTTAAAAATTAATATCTTCTTATACCACGGCAGGCTATCATAATATTCTTTCTGCCGCTCTGGATTATGATAAAAATCATAACTGTCATCATATTCTTCCTTGAGCTTCTCCAGCTTCAGCCTCAAACGCTCATACCCCTCTGTATCGTTAGACCCGCTCTCCGCAGCCCTGTCCATCGCATCCTGAACAGCCGAGATCTCCCTCGCTATCCTTATGTAGTGCCTCGGCTTCTTTATCTCCTCCCGCTTTTCCTTATTACCCAATATACCAGCCATCTCTTTATTACTCCATTGAACTCTTCAACAAAAACCTTATATAATCCACTACCTCAAGCCATACCCCAAAAAATAAACACACCACCCAATACAGAAAATTAACCTCCCCCCGATACCTAACCCTAACATCAACTACCAGCTTAAGAAAATTAAACAAAAAATACCCAACCCCAATTATAAACGTAAAAATTAACTCCATATCTCCCTCCTCCTAAAATTTATATAAAATATTAAAACCAATTCACCAACACTACCCTCCACATTCACTTACCCTCATCCCATTACCCATTAACATTATTATACCCTAACTACCTGTTTGTCAATACCTAATCACCCCACACTTTTCTTTACAACTACTAATTAAACTATACAGAAATACAGAAC